CGGACTTGGGTCTATCGCTATAAGAGTCCCGTCGACGGGAAGATGCGCCAGGTGAAGATCGGTTCATGGCCAGCAATGTCAGTCGCGGCCGCGATTGTACGTTGGGAAGAGCTCAAGGTCGAGCGCGATGCCGGCGTCGACCTGGCGGTGCAACGCCGAGACGGTCGCAAGCAGGCGCAGGAGTTGGCTGATTCGATGAAGGAGTCGGAAAGGCTGGCCAGCCTCTCCGTCACGGAAGTCTGCCGCTTCTACCTCGAGGGCCACATCCGAGTGAACCGGATGGATAAGGGCTACCGTGAGGTGAAGCGGACCTTCGATACCATGCTCGGAGAGTTCGGAGATCGGGCCGCAATATCGGTCAGCCGGCGCGATGCATTTGCTTTCCTGCAGCAGTTCCTGCATATCCCGGTCCAGGGCGCTAACCTCCGGCGCGAGCTTGGTGCCGCCTGGTCGTACAGCCTTGACGCCGGCAACCTTCCGGACGATACCCCGAATTTTTGGCGCGACATCATGCGTGGCCAGTTCCGGAGCCGTGGCCACCAGGTGCGCGGTGAATACCGAGGAACGGACAAGCGGGTCTTGTCTGAGGCCGAGCTGGCTCTTCTGATCCCATGGTTGCCAAACTTCACTGGCACCAATGAAGACATCCTGACTATGTATCTATGGACATGCGCTCGGGGCACTGAGATCTGTCAGATCCACGCGAGCGAGATAACGGAAGAGGGCGACGGCTGGTGGTGGACGATACCAAAGGCCAAGACGAAGAATCGGCGCCAGGGTGGCGCCACTGACCATCGCATCCCGCTGGTCGGCCGAGCTCTAACAATCGTCAAACGCCGGCTGCAGGAGCCGGTGAACGGCTATCTGTTCACGGGACGGAAGGGCGAGGTGTGGGAGCAGAAGAACGTCGGGGTGGCAGTGCATTATCACCGGCCCGAGAACGAGAGTAGGCCAGAAGCGGTGCGCAAGCGCCTGCCGGTATCAGGCTGGGCGCCCCATGATTTGCGCCGAACATCCCGGACGCTGCTGGCTGCGATGGGGTGCCCGGAGGACATCGCTGAAATGATCCTCGGGCATATGTTGGAAGGCGTGCGGGGAGTCTACAATCGCCACAAATACGACAAAGAAAGGCGCGAGTGGCTCACGCGCCTGTCTGAGCGGCTGGAGCAGATTGCTGCTGGCGGCGACCAGGCTTCTTAGCGCCGGTGTTGGGTGGAGGAGCCAGATCTGAGACCGGACGGTTTTCTGCCCACTCCAGAATCTCTTTTACCAGCCAGCCAACTCGGCGGCCGCCGAGGTGGCGGGGTGCAGGAAATTGCTGCTCACGAATCATCTTCTGGATCGTCGTCTCGCTAAGTGTCGTCGCGGCGCACAGCTCGGGCATGTCGAAATAGATCTTCATCGGTGCGTTCACGACTTCCCTCCTGCTTCTGCTGGCAGACCGTCAACGAAAGCCGTGATGTTCTTGCGGCAGTCGCAGCAGCGCTTGATTTTGCCGCCATTGTTGCTGTCGTTATGAACTTCCGAATCCCAAGCCTCGCCGGAGAAGTCATAGGCAGTGTTGAGCGTGACGCGGCGCTTTGTGTAGTAGCCGGAATCAGAACCACATTTCGGGCATTTCACTGCGCTCATACCCTGTCTCCTTCTTCCGCTGCTGGCCGGCAAAGCGCGGCGCGGTCGAGGCGCTCGATTTCGGCCAGGATGAGGGCACCGGCCTTCTTCAGCTCCTCGCGGCGTTCACCGGGCTTCGCCAGCCAGTCAGGCGGAAGCATCGCTTCCCCGAGCGTTTCGCCATAGCCTGTGCTGCTGGCGTCCCAGTCACGCGCAGCCGGTGGCATCGCATAGAACGCTGCCAGCGCGGAGATCTCGCCGGACAGGTGCTCATCATCGTGCTCCGGCGTCCATCCCTCTACTTCCTGCTGCCTCCGCCGCTCGGCCAGGACATCGCGTGCTGCCGCGTCCAGTTCGACGGCCTCTGGTGCTGGCGGACGGGTGTAGAGCGCCAACGAAGTTACGGCTGTAGGGCTGGCGTGAAGGCGCGTGCTTACTTTGCCAATTTCTCGCATCCATTCCAATGCGGATGGCAAGATATAGCAAGCCGGCCGGCCTTCTTCGCCTTGATTGCTGCGGTCGGAGATTGCGGCCTGCTGCTCCTTCACGCGTGTCAGTTGTTGGCGCAGGCCCATGACCGTGCAAGCCTCCTCGCCGCAGGGAGCGCCGGCATTTAGTGGCAGGCCTTCTCCAATGGCTTTAAGGTGGCGGGCGATGATCCTGGCTGCAGGGAAGGGTTGGCCGCACCACCGGTCAACGTCCAGGACTGCGAAAAGATAGCGATCTGCCCGGTCTTCAGCCTTGAAGGCGCGCTTGGTCCCGATGAAAATGCCAATGAGGTAGCCGCCGAGGGCGCAAGCAACGAACAGAAAAATGATATTGGTCATGCTTCCTCCGTCATGCTTTGAATGATGGTCGTGGTGTAGTGCTCCGTCATCGGGAGCGTCTCTTGCTTGAGGATGGCCAGGTCGCGGCGCACAGCGTCGACATCGGACTGGAAGATCATCACGCCATAGGCAAACTTGTTCGCCAACTGGCGGAGTGACCTAGTGGGCATCTCTCGACCGCTGATGCGGGCGTGCGCCTCGTAGAACTCGGCGAAGCCCTCAATGGCGCCGGCAAGGTCGTACCAAACGTGGCTGCTGGGGGCGCGATATACGGCACCATCCTTGTCAGCATCGATGTCGCCGGTGGTCTCCAGCGTCGTCAGGATATCTTCGACCGGGCCGAAGGTGGCGCGCATCCGCCAGGGCATCTGAGCCATCATGAGGCCGCCGTGGTCGCGGACGACCTGGTGCTTGTGCTTACGGGCTGCGCGCTTCGCCCTGCTGCGCAGATGGCCTCTCACGATCCCTCCTTCGACTTCGGGAAGGGCCAGGCTGCGGCGGGATCAGCATCCGGCGCTGACGGGGCTTTCTTTGCCCGGTTAGGCTGCTTCTTCAGGGCCTCGGGCTTGGGTGTCTCGGCCGGTTCTTCCTTGGCAGGTGTCATTGCCTCGGCAAGCTCTTGCAGCGGCTCAGCGAGGTGCTTGTCTCGCAGCAGGTCAATGTCGATGCCGCAGATGTTTCCGAGCTTGATGAGGGTCTGATAGTGCTGATAATTCCATTCTTCCCATTCGTCCTCGAACTTGATCAGGCCACCATCAATGGCGCCGCCGTAGACACTCGGAATGTTGCTGAGCACCGCGTCGAGGTGCAGGCGGCATACATCCTCATCGGAGGCGTGCTCGACCAACTCCTCGACGGCGGCTGCCTCCATAAAGTCGACGTTATAGGACTCATCCACTTTCTGCGAAAAACTGAGTTGTTCGGAGCGCGCTGCCTGTCCTGCTGAGAAGACAGCCAGAGTCCGGTAGATCGGCAGTAAGGTCTGCTGATCGACGAGATCCTTGATCTCCTCCAAGAGCTCTTCATGGAAAGCGTTATAGGCCTTGGCGATCTTCCAGTTGATCTCAACAAGACGTTTGCGCAGAACGGCGGCGGGGTCTTCCTGTTCCGTCGCATTCTTCTCCTTCGCCAGTTCGGTGCGCTGTTGCTCTTCCTGCTTATCGAATTCCTCTTCTTCTGCTTCGGTCCTGGCCAAGCCGGCCTTCTCGAGCGCATACTGGATATCGCTCTTCGAGTAGATGTTCGTGATGTGTCCAGATAGATTCTTGAATATTCCAATAGGCTTGGGCATTCGGTCGGTGCCGAGCAAATCGTCGACAGGCATGTTCTGGTGATCGGCGTTGATAAGCCGGTCGAAGGTGCGCGCTAGAACGAAGTCCGTGCTCAGATCACCGTTGCGTTCCGTCTTGCATTGCTCCCAGGATTCGTAGAAGCGGATTTTCTTCTTTGCGGCTTTAGCGATTTCAGCCGCATTGTGCGCCTCGGTCTTCATTTCAAAGCAGTCGGGATCAGTGCAGACGTCTGCACTGATGTCGGGGAATTTGTCAGGGTCATTTGCGGTGCGCTTCGGGCATTCGGCGCACGATCCTGCTGCCTTGCAGAGCTTCGCGTCCACAAGGCTGAATACAGCCCGATTGATGTCCAGGGTATAACGTTGCTCGATCCAGGTCTTGGCCTGCCGGTAGGACATGGGGGAGCCTGTTCCGTTGTTTGTCAGCACTTCAGTTGCAGCTCGCTCCTGGAGGCTGGCTACAGGAATGCGTGCGATGAGCAGTGCCGTCGACGGTGCCAGGCGGCCATCATTTAAACCGATGCGTGCCTCTGTGCAAAGATCGAGCAGCTGCAAGCGGGAATAGGCCCAGCGGCGCTTCACTCCCAGCTCGGCGCAAATATCGTCGATCTTCAGGCCGTGGTCACGCATAGCGCGATCCATGGCTTCGGCTTCTTCGAGCGGAGGCACGCCGGCACGCTGGTGGTTTTCGACCAGCTGGATGATGGCCACCTCGGCATCGGTCAACTGACGCACGATGCCGGGGATCTCGGTAAGCCCGGCGAGCTGAGACGCCCGGTAGCGGCGCTCTCCTGCGACCAGCTGCAGGCGCGTATCGCTATCCTCGATGGTGCGCAATAGGATGGGCTGGATAACGCCGCTGACCTTGATGCTGTCCGCCAGTTCCTGCAGGGCGTTTTCGTCAAACGTCCGTCTTGGCTGGTTGGGGTCGGTCTCGATAAATTGCAGCGGGATCATTCCGAACTGCGCTTGGGTGACTTGATTCATGGTCATCTCCGGATTAGTGAATGATGGGGACGGTGAAGAGCAGCGCACCAGCGAAGCCGAGAACCGGGTTCGCGACATCGATGCGCCAGGAGGTGTGGCCCGGCCTGGTCGGCCGGCAAAGTTGTGGGACGCTGAGCTGGTAGCCTGCAGCGAGCATTGAGTTGAATTCGTCCAGGAGCGTGCGAGCAACGTGCTGGCCGAGTAGCGGGGAGCAGCCGGCCTTAGAAGTGAGCGCAAGCCCCAGCTCCTGGAGCGTCATCTGTGGGGCGACTGTCTTGGGTAGGTGGCGCATGTGGTCACTCCCCGAATACGCGGCAGGCCTTACGGCGGGCCTCTGCTGTCTTGATGCCAGCCACCTCTGTCGGCCATTCGACCGAACACAGTGAGCGCAGCTGATCGACCGGCGGCAGGTCCTCGATAGCCGTCTCGCGGCCGAGATCTACGAAGGCCTCCAGCTCAGGGCCGTTCTTGGTGAATGCCTGGGCAATCAGCAGGAGATAGACGGCCGCAATGGCGGCAATGAGGCGGGTGAGGGCGGTGCGGATCATGCTGGCCTCACTGAGATCTTGCAGACGCCAAACATATCGAGTGCAGACGTATGCACATCGAAAGAGGAGTGCGCGATGATGGTCAGGGTCAGCGGAACGCCGCTCTCGCGGGTGACTGTCAGCAGGAAAGCTTTCACGCTGCCACCTCCTGCACGACAGCGCAGCCGAGAAGGTCGGCGATAGCCTGGTAATCCTTCTCGCTGATTTCGAAGGCAGCGGACCCTATCCAGAGTGACCATTGGTCTTGCGCCTTCTGCAAGCGGCATCGGTCCGAAGTGTGCGAGATCGCGTAGGCGACAGGCGTTGGAGTCTGGTCGCCGCGCTGGAAGAACAGGTGGGCGGCGCAAGATTGCCCATCAGTCCAGACGTTAAGCTTTACGTTCCGCACGAGCGTGGTAAAGGTCTGCCTTTGGATCTTCTTGATGATGGGATGGCTCATGCCTCACTCGCTTTCGTCCACGTGGACGGGAAAGCAACGAAGCGCCGGTCACTATCGTCAGGCAGCAGCCTGTCCGGGAGACTGGTGGTGAGCGCGTACTTGGCCGACTGCTTCTCGGCTGCCTTCTGGCAAGACATGCAGCGACCGTACTGCGTCAGGGCTTTTGCCGTAGCCTGCTTGCCGCACGCGCACTTATGTCGCACGTGAGAGACGTGGAGCGTCTTGTTAGTGACGGCGCGGAAGCGTTCCTCGGATTCAGGGGCGAGGTAGAAGTGAGTCACTTCGCACCTCGCTGGCTGGTGGCGTCGGCAGCAATGGCTTTCGCATCCGCTGGAGTGTGGCCAAGGGGCCACTCGCGGCGAGAGGGTGCTCGGCGACCGGCAAGGAAGTTGAACTTGGCTGGCAGCTGAGTGGTTGCGGCTTTTTTTCGGACTGATTGCATCTAATCCTCCATCTAGGGTGCACGGCACAGATGGACGGATAATAAAGTTAAACTTGTAATGCGACAAGCAAAACTTGTATTAAAGAGTGTTGTTTTTAAAGTTTAAGTTAAGCGCCTATTTTTTTCGGGGTGCCAGAAACAAAAAAACCGCCTGAGAGGCGGTTTCTGGAGCGCGGTTTAGTGACTGGTGAATGGCTTACCGTAACGTTGTTAGAGGGCTCTGCTTTGCATGTAAATCACGTGCCCAATGATGATGCAATTAGCGCCCCTGCAGATCTGTTTTGGATAGTTCTTTTGGTCCGGATTATCAGAGACAAGCCACCATTCTCGATTCTCTCGACGCAGGCGTTTTATCACGTCCTCGCCATCAAAATTTACGGCATATATCTGGTTATCTTTCGGGATGCGGTCTGCGGTATTGATCACTACCAGGTCGCCATCATCCAGTTTGGGGCGCATGCTTTCACCCCGGATCTTCAGTGCGATAAGGTTGTCCGGGAAATAACCGTGCTTTTCCAGCCATTCCTTCTGAAAAACAATCGGCATTCCCTCACCGCGCTCGGGTTCGGTCGAGTACCCACTTATGCCCGCTGAAAGTTTGAGTCTTACTGTTTTAATTGTCACAAAATCGTCATCACCGGGTTCGTATGCACGAACTTGAATGTAGGAGTCTGGAAGAAGGCCAGGAGCTTCCGGCGTGTCAAACGCAACGTTTGGCACATCTTCTCCAAAGAGAAGATCCTTTTCGGTAATTCCAAAATATTCCGCAATTTGCTGCAGGCGATGCGCGCGGGGTGTTCGACCCTGCGCGATCCACTGCTGGACCGCCTGAGGCGTGACTCCGCAGAAAGACGCAAGGGCAGACATGTTCCCACCGTCTTTTGCTTGGAGTAATTGCTGTAATCGGTTTTTGAATTCCATCGCGCGATGGTACAAGCTGGGCTTGTAATTGTCTCTTGAAGAAATACTTGTATTCATACAAGTTAGCCTTTAAACTCGGCGCATGGAAACTTCAATTGAGAAAGCCTGCCGCTTGGTGGGCGGACAAACAGAGCTTGCCGAGAAGGTCGGTGTGACTCCTCAGGCCGTCCAACAATGGGTTGCGAGGAAATCCGCTCCCGCCGAACGGTGTCTTTCAATCGAACGAGCAACTGGCGGCGAGGTTTCTCGCTTTGAACTGCGGCCGGATATTTACGGGTCGCCGGTTTCCGCTGCTTGAATCACTCCCTGGCGCGTCGCCCATTTATGCAAGCCTGAGTGCGAGGTGGCAATGCCTTGCCCCAGCGAAAAAATACTCAGGTTGTCGCCAGGCCGGAGATCGCTTGCCAGTAAGCGGAATAGGGAGTCTGCCGATGCACGGGACTCGCCCACGAAAGCGACGGATGAAGATGTCGAGCAAATCGCTTCACTGCTCTGCAGCGTGGTACGGATTGCTCGCGTTACCTGCACAGCGACCTCGGGCAGGTTGGTCCTGGTGACCTTGGCCGCGAAGTGGATGAGAACTAAGTATCTATCGGCCTTCATGCCAGTTCCCTCGTGTTTTTTGAATGATGGGGCGAAGCATATGACTGCCAGGCAATCGAGAAAACCACACAGAAAGGGAATGGATTGTGAAATTCAAGCCGAAGCACGAACGCAAATTCTGGCGTATGGCTGGTGGGACCGCAGTCTCCTCCAGTCAATTTAATGACGGTATGGCCGAGGTGGCGCGTCTCTTCCAGGTGTTGCAACCGAGGCTCGCTATCAACGTCGATGACAAGCAATATCGCCTTCACAGGGCTGCTGACTGTGAATCCCGAGTACCAGATATCTATGTGACTGCATCCTGGCGCAATACGACGCCTGTAGACGATAGCGCCGATGAAATCGGTATCGGGTTCGAGACTCGCGACGGCATTGTCCGATTGCGCCTGAGCGTGCATTCAGCGATACGACTTGCCGGCAGCGTTACTGACTACATCAATAGCTATGCGTGCCGAACCCATTCCGATACATCCTCGGGAATGCCGAGTAGTCCGGTATCGACACCGGAAGAATGACTGTAGGTGTGACCGCCGGCGATATCGTCGGCGGCTTGTTGGGCCGTGTCGTAGCTACCCAAATCTTCGCCATTAAAGAACACGTGAAATCGGCGGTTGTTTGGATTAAAGGCAATTGATGCCGTGCCTTTGTGAGTACGGTGGCTATAAATAAGTTTCATGGGAAGTCTCTTCTTTGGTTGACGCTGTGGGGCTTCAATCATACGACAGAGGGGCTTCCCGCCTAAATATGAGGGAGTACAGGTGAATTTACGTCAGGCACATCAGGGAATGATTGATGCATTCCCCGGAGGATGGGACGCCATGGCCGCAGCGTTGGGCATGACGCGCGATGCGCTCTCAAATCGCGTCTATGAGCGCAAGGGCCAGGCGGTCCGCACACAGCACTCGCTGGAGATGCAGGCATTCACTAACACTACGCTCTTCGCGGAAGCCATTGCGGCCTCGAGCGGCGGCGTATTCGTCAAGCTGATCACGCCTGGTAGCGTTGATCGCGAAGACCTGCACTCGAAGTTCCAGGAGCTGTGGGCACGCCTCGGCGAATTGTCTCGTGCCTACACCGAATATACGGATGACAATCACATCGATGCCCGTGAGAAGGCAGACCTGCAGCGCATATCTAATGAAATTCAGCGCACTATGCAGGAACTCATGGCACTTATGTTCCAGATCTATTGCAGCCACGAGCAGGAGTCGGTGAGTGGAGCTTGAGGATTTCGATGCGGTCAATGCGGCTGCGCTGGCCTCGCTGGATTCCCTGCTGGCTCAATGGTTTCCAAATGGCGTTGTTGATGGCGCTGAGTTCTGCATTGGTTCCCTTTCCGGCGAAGCCGGAAAATCTTTGCGTGTTCGCCTGAAAGGCGACAAAGCTGGATTTTGGTCCGATTTTTCCATGGACGGCGAAGCCGGCCGTGACCCTATTTCGCTCTACGCTGCGAAGGAATCCATCTCCCAAGGGAAAGCTTGTGCCCACCTCGCTCGCGAGCTGGGTATCGCTATTCACGGCGCAGATAAAGTTAAGAGGATTCCCAACGGAACTCCTCATTTGCCACAGAAATCAGCGCCTGCGCAAGCCGGCAAAGGGGTAGGAGCACCTCCGAGAGAGAAGAAGTCCACTAGTTCCTGGTGCCCTATTCTGCCTATTCCCGAGGCGGCGCTACCGTATCCCGTCGCTCATCCAGTGCGAGGGCGGCCGCAGATGGTTTGGGAATATCGGGATCAGCAGCGGCAGCTTTTAGGGATCGTTTGCCGGTTTGTCACATCGGATGGTGGCAAGGAAGTTTTGCCATGCGTCTACGCTCAGGATGAGAACACCGGCAACAGGAAATGGCATTGGATTCAGTGGCGTGAGCCACGTCCCCTGTACCTTCCTCAACCGCTCAGGGAAGGCTTCCCTGTTTTGGTGGTTGAGGGGGAGAAGTGCGCTGATGCTGCGAGGGCCGCTGTGGGGGATGCCTGGGATGTCGTGTCCTGGCCTGGTGGTGGGAAGGCGGTCAAGAAAGTTGATTGGTCGCTGCTGGCCGGCCGTTCGTTGCTCTTATGGGCAGATGCCGATGCGCAGCGCTACAAAGAGAACCACGCGAAGGCTGGCGAGATAAAGCCAGAAGTCGAGCAGCCGGGCATGGTAGCGATGCAAGCGGTGGCTGAGGTGAATTTCGCCCAGGGCTGCTCAATCCAGTTCGTCGATATTCCTCCTCCGGGCCAGGTCGAGGATGGTTGGGATGTAGCCGATCTGATTGCTGCGGGCGGAACGAGGGAGGACGTGTGCGCGTGGCTTGCCCACGTGCGGCCTCTCTGGGTAGTCGAGCCTTCGAAACCGGGGGGCGTGCCTGCATCACCAGCAGCAGTCAGCGATGACGGCGTGCCGGCTTGGGTCGATGCGCCTACGCCAGAGGATGTACCCCATCGCCCGGCTGGCGCAGGCAGCATGGACCGTACGCAGATCAAGGCGATGATGCTCTACGGGGCGACCGGCGTGAAGCCCTGCCGAGAAAACGTCTTCTTGGCGCTGACCCACGATCCCGATCTACAGGGAATTGTGGCCTTCGACAAGTTTTCCGAACTGCTGATGAAGCGGCGCGATCCTCCCTGGGAGTCTGAGCCCGGTGAGTGGACGGAAAGTGACGACTTCTTCCTGGGCCTGTTCCTCGGGCAGCACTACGGCCTGATCGTGTCGAGCATCGGTGAAATCGAGAAGGCAGTGGCGCAGGTTGCTCGCCGCCATGCATTCAACCCGGTTACGGACTACATGTCTGAGTGTGAGGCGAAGTGGGATGGCCAGCCTCGCGTGGCTGATGCCTTCCATCGTTATTGGGGTGCCGAAGACTCTGACTACATTCGGCTGGTCTCTACGATGTTCCTTGTCGGCCTTGCTGCGCGCGCTTACGTGCCCGGCATCAAGCACGACTGCGCACCGGTGTTTGAGGGGGGGCAGGGCGCCGGTAAGTCTACCGCCCTGGAGGTGCTGGGTGGTGCCTGGTATGCAGACACCCCCTTCCGGATGGGGGAGAAGGATGGCTATCTCTCGATCCAGGGCATCTTGCTGTACGAGGTGGCTGAGCTGGAGCAGTTCAACCGGTCTGAAGTGACAGCAGTCAAGGCATTCATGTCGAGTAAGAAGGACCGATTCCGCGAGCCATATGGCAGGCGTATGCGCAACCTTCCTCGCCGCACGCTGTTTGCAGCGACGACGAACGAGGGGCAGTACTTTAAAGACCCGACCGGTAGCCGCCGATTCTGGCCCGTCAAATGTGGCCGCGTCGATACGGTAGGCCTGGCCGAGGTGAGGGACCAGTTGTTCGGCGAAGCCGTCGCAATGTGGCGCAAAGGTGTTAAGTGGTATGCCACACGTGACCAGGATGTCCATTTGATCATGCCGGCGCAGGATGACCGCGAGATTCCGGACCAATGGATTGGGCGGCTGTACGACTACGTAGAGGGAATTGATGCCGATGGTAAGTCCCTGAGTGTTCGGAAGCTGGATCGTGTGACTGCGCGTGAGCTACTTACGCGGGCCTTGCACATCGAGATTGGCAAGCTCTCGCAGTCGAAGAACGAGACCATGCGCATCTCGGCGTGTATGCGCAAGCTGGGGTGGGAGAAGGAGCGTGATCCGAACGGGGCGCGGGAGTATTTTTACGTGCGTCCGAAGCCGGCTGTTGTCGAGCCAAAGATGGCGGAGGAGGGCGATTATGCGATCCCCTTCTAGCGTTGTGATGTGTTGCCGAGTATCATCCTGCCAGGGATCGTGCGCGCAAGTTGCGCGTGCGGAAAAGGCGATGATTCTCGTCTCACCTCCCAACCTCGTCCAACCCTTCATTTTGAAGGTTGGACGGCTGAAAGCCGCCACCATAGCGGCTTCGCCAACCTCCCAACCTTTTTTACACATTCTCACGCACACGTGCGCATACGCGCGCACGCGTAGGGACTTCTTTTCCCTTTTTTTATTTTCAAATCCATTCAAAAGTAGGTTAGCGAGGTTAGGAGGTTGGCAAAGCCGCATGGGTATTGGCTTTGCGCCGTCCAACCTTGCCGCCAACCTTTTTTTGTCCGAGGGGAGGTTAGTCGGATGAGCAATCTGCGTCAGGAAATGCCAATGGTCGCCAGCATGATTGACGACCTACGAAGGGAGCATGGCCTGCTTCCGGTGGATCGCCAGATAAGGCGGTCGCTCCGAGGGGAAGCGGTCTTTTACGCCCAGGAGAATGGCTCGCACATTGGGACCCCACAGAAGCGCGGAACCGTTGAGATCTACTGGGACGAACGCGGGATCAGTCAGGAACGCGAGATAGTGCTACCTCCCGTCTATATCGAAATCGTCATCGAATCGAGCGGCAAAGAGCTGCGCGTCATGAATCGGTGTCCTGGCAAGCAACAGCCGCCGGCATTGACCGGCAATAACAGCAACAAGTGAGGGAAAAATTATGCTGGTAGCAATTGAGGCAAATAAGGGTGCGATCTTCCGTGATGTCGGCCACGCACTACACACAGCGTTCCTGGTGATCTCGAATGAGCCGCGTCAAGGATGTGTGACGCGTTCCATGCTCTTGCAGATGATGGCGACCATCGATCTGGACGCGCCGGGTCGCCAGTTGACACCTGGGCAAGCAGAATGGTTCTCGGCATTGAAGGGGACACCTGCTGGTAGCATCGATTTCTCTGGGCTGACCGACGATGAGATCCGTGCTCAGTGCGCGATGATCGTGGCCGCTGTGAATCACCATCTGCCCAGGATTGAGGCGATGGTCGTACGTGCGCGTTTTGGTTCGACGGAATACGAGGATGTTAATGGCGCGCGTCGATATGCTTTCTCACATGAGCGAGCTGCTGCGATAAGGGAACTCTCGGACTGGCTGCGTCCGGCTCTCCAGAATGTTCCCGCCATGGCGGTAGATGGATTGTTGGCCCGTCAGTTTGCGAATCACATCAAGACTAAGATTTCGGTACGTGACCTCGCAGCGGCGTTTGGGTGTTCCAAGTCCACATACCATCGTGCGAGCGCCGTAGTTCGCAGTCATGTGCGGCAGTTGGAGGCGGCAGCGCTCCAGCGGCTGGCGCGGCACTTTATTGAGCAGGGGATCATCCCCGCACCGGTGGAATTATCCACAGCCGGAAAAAGCAGTTGACGCGTCTGGGACAGTTGCCTTATATTTTCGCCACACTCGACGCAGTTGCGCTTAAAGCCCTGGAAAAGAAATTTTCTGGGGCTTTTGCTTTTTCGGCTTCACAGAAGGAAGGGCGAGGCGGCTGCCATATGCCGCCACCAACGTGCAAACGTCTGCACTGGAGAATGAAATGTTCCGCTTCGATGTCCGGACCGATATTGGTAAGGCTGCGGCGCAGATGACCAAGCTTGCCTCGGGCGTCCGTGATAAGGCCACCACCCGCGCGATCAATAAGGTCGCGGCCCAAGGTAAGACTGCGGCGGCTCGGGAGATCAAGGATCAATACCAGATCAGCTCCCGCGTTATCAGCAAGAGCATCTCGATCCGCCGGGCTGCACGTGGATCGCTGCAGGCGGTTGTCACCGCAGAAGGTAAGCCGCTGCCGATGATCGCCTTCAATGCGCGCCAGTCCAAGGCCGGTGTCACTGTCAGGATCAAGGGCAAGACGATCACCGTTCCCCATGCGTTTATCCGGACGATGCGATCCGGCCACCGTGGTGTGTTCGCCCGTGGTGGATACAAGGGCTCGTTCCAGCAGACAGGGCAAGCGTTCGGTCGCTTCAAGTTCGGTCGTGGTCGCCTGCCTATCGGTGAGCTCTTCACAGTCAGCGTGCCCAAGGGCTTCAGCAACAAAACCGTGCAGGACAAGGTGATGGCCAGGGTGCAGGAGCAGTTCCCGAAGGTCTTGGCGCAGGAGATCAACTACCTGTTGCTTAAAAAATAAGCAGGTCGACCCGTGTTGCTTAAAAAATAATCAGGGCCGGGTCCTCCCCGCGACCTGCGCGTACGGGCGTATGCATCGCGATTTTTCTCTACTTTTGGCCCGCCTAAGGGGGTCATATTTTCCATGCCCACACAGCAACAAATTGCCGACCATCTGGATCTGGACCAGTCGGCCGTAAGTCGCATGCTCGAAAAACTGGGCGTGGTCTGGCAGACGGCGGACATGGATGAGATCCGTAAGGCGTACATCCGCCAGCTGCGCGCGCAGGCCTCCGGCCACAAGTCGGAAGACGGTCTCGATCTGGTGCGCGAGCGCGTGCTGACCGAGCGGGTTGACCGGGAGCTGAAGCTGCTGCAGGTCGCCGAGAAGCGCGGCCTGCTGATCAACGTCGAGCAGCTGGAGGGGCAGTTGATGAACATGGTCGGGGCATTCCGCTCCGAGCTGCTGGCACGTGACGACAAGCTGGCGTCCGAGCTGTCCACCTTGTATGAAGTGAATGTCGATGTCTCTCTCCTCAATGAACACACGTTTGCCGCCCTCGGCCAGCTCGCCCGATACGACCCAGGCGGTGGGCGATTTGCTGACGCGCCTGGTGGCCACGCTGGTGCCGCCAGAGAAGTTGACGACGACCGAGTGGGCGCGGCGCCATCGGGGGCTGTCGGCTAAAGCATCGGCCAAGCCTGGCCGGTACAACCCGGACATCACGCCCTGGGTGCATGGCATCCATCAGGCGCTGGACGATCCGACCGTCTTCAAGGTGGTCGCACAGAAATCGTCGCAGATCGCCTGGACCGATGGCGTGCTCAACAACTACCTGGGCAAGCGGATCGATATCGATCCTTGCCCGATCATCGTCATGTTCTCGAAGGACAAGGCGGCGAAGGAATACAACGACGAAAAGTTCGTGCCCATGGTCGAGGCTACGCCTCGGCTGATGGACAAGATCCCGGTCTCGAAGAAGCGGGATAAGGAAAACCGAGTCGACTTCAAGCAGTTCCCGGGTGGCTTCCTCAAGTTCGTCGGCTCGAATTCGCCGGCCTCGGTCAAGTCGACGCCGGCGCCCGTTGTTGCGGTGGAAGAGCCGGACGACTGTAACGACAACGTGAAGGAGCAGGGCGACACGATCTCTTCCCTGGAGGAGCGGACCAAGACCTTCGCTCGCCGCAAGATCATCTTCGGCGGCACGCCGACGATTGCCGGCGTCAGCAAGATCGAGCAGGCCTACCTGCTGTCGGACCAGCGCAAGTTCTTTATTCCCTGCCATGAGTGCGGCGAGGCGCATGTCCTAGAGTGGGAAAACGTCGTCTGGCTGGACAACCCGGAGATTCACCATGAAGTCTTCGGCCATGCCGTCCCATCATCGGCCCGGTACCGTTGCCCGCACTGTGGTGCGCTATGGACCGATGCCGAGAAGAACCGCAACGTGCGCAAGGGAATGTGGCGGGCGACCGCTACCTTCCACGGCGTGGCCGGCTTTTGGTTGAACGAGGTGTACTCACCGTTCCCTGGCTCGACCATGCCGCACCTGGTGGAGAAGTATCTGTCGGCGAAACATGCGCTGGCGCAGGGTGACGATACGAAGATGCGCGTCTTCCGCAACAACACCGAGGGCAAGTCGTATGAATACGCCAGCGAGCTGCCCGATCTGGACGCACTGAAGGACCGGGCCGAGGATTACGAGGAACTGGTTGTCCCATGGGGCGGCCTTGTTGTCACGGCAGGTTGCGACGTGCAGCATGACCGGATCGCGGTGGTGATCCGTGTCTGGGGGCGCGGGGAGGAAAGCTGGCTGCTCTATTGGGGCGAGATCCATGGCAAGACCCTGATCCCGAATGAGGGGGCGTGGGTTGACCTGGATCAGCTGTTGTCCAAGCCGATCCCGCACGAAGGCGGAAGTCAGTTGTCGATTCGTGCCGTGTCCATCGACTCCTCGGATGGCCAGACTTCAGACGCGGTGTATGCCTTCGTCCGTGACCGGCTGAACCGTGGGTATCTGGCGGTGAAGGGGGCCTCATCCGACGATGGTCGGGAGATCTTCGCGCCGCCACGTCCGTCCATCGATACGAACCGGCAGAACAAGGCGGCGAAGTTTGGCGTGAAGCCCTTCATGGTCGGTACCGAGCGGGCGAAGGATCTGCTGCTGGGGCAGGACTCAGGTGCTGGGCGGATTCGTCTGCAGGGCAAGGGGCCGGGGCGGATGCACTGGTACAAGGCTGTTCGTCCGGACTACTACGAGCAGATCACCAGCGAGGTCAAGGCGCCTCACCGGACGCTGCGCAACAAGAAGGTGTGGCAGAAGAAGTCGGGCGTGCGCAACGAGGCGCTGGACTGTGAGGTGTACGCCCTGCACGCGGCCAGGTCGCTCAAGATTCATCTGTACAAGGAATCTCACTGGGCGATGTTGGAAGATGCCGTGCGTCAGAAGGACATCTTCGAGGCGCCGTCAGCAGTACCGGCGGCGCAACCTGTGGCCGCGTCGGCTCCAGCTCAACCGCAGGCGTCCAAGAAGCCACGTTCATTTAATCTCCCCCGTCCTGGTGGCGGGTTCAAAGCATCGAGCTGGTAACCATGAATATTCCAACCGAACTCACGGCCGGCGACTCGCTCCAGTGGAAGGAACCGGCGCTGGCCGTGCGCGGCACCGACTACAGCAGTGCTGCCTGGACGCTGCAGTTTGCGCTGCGCGGTCCGACCAAGCTGGACCTTCCAGGCGCAGCAGACGGATCAGGCGGGTGGGCATTTGCACTGACCGCTGCCGCCAGTCAGGGCCTGCAGGCCGGCCCCTACTGGTGGCAAGCGGTGCTGACCAAGGGTGCCGAGCGGGTGACCGCCGGCAGCGGTCAGGTGCAGGTGCTGGCGAACCTGGCAGCCATCACGGCGGATGGGTTCGACGGGCGCAGCATGGCGCAGCGAGCGCTGGCCGATGCTGAGAAGGCGCTGGCCGACCTGACCGGCAGCGGCCAGAAGACGAAGAAGTATGCAATCGGGCCACGCAACGCCGAGTATTTCACCGCAGCAGAGCTGATCGAGGCGGTGAACTATTGGCGTGGCCGTGTCCTGCGGGAGAAGGAAGAGAGGGCCGCTGCCACGGGCGGCCCGAACCCGAGAAACTACTACGTAAGGTTTACGTCATGACCTCGACCAGTTGGTATAACGAAGAGCGCGTGGCGCAGAGGGGCTCGGTGGTGCTGCGGCAATGGACCGCCGAGCGCGAAGCGCAGCGCAAGCGCGCAGCAGCGGCTGAAGCCCAGCGGATGTACGCCGGCGCCCAGTTCAATCGCCTCACATCGGATTGGACGGCCTTGAATACCACGGCTGATTCCGAGATCCTGACCAGCCTGCGCTTGCTGCGCGCTCGCTCGCGTGAGCTTGTGCGCGACAACGGCCATGCCAAGAATGCGATCCGGATCATCCAGAACAATGTGGTCGGCACTGGCGTAGGCTTCCAGGCACAGGTGGCAGACTCGCGAGGAAAGCTACTCACTTCCCTCAACGATGCCATCGAGGAAGAGTACGCCGAGTGGTGTGATGCGAAGATCTGCCATACGGGCGGCCTGCTCCATATGCCCGATCTGCTGCGCTTCGCCATTGGCCGCGTTGCAGAGGATGGAGAGGTGCTGGTAAGGAAGGTGCGCCAGCCCTTTGGTGGTGGCAAGGCTCCACTGGCCCTGGAGGTATTGGAGGCGGATCGCCTGCTGGACAACTGGCAGACCGCGATGGCACCGAACGGTAACGCTATCCGCATGGGCGTCGAGGTCGATCAGTGGGGCAGGCCGGCTGCTTACTGGCTGTACCCGTCGCACCCCGGCGATTTCCAGTTCCGGACCTTCCAGGCGAGCAATTACATCCGGGTGCCGGCCGACGAAATCATCCACCTCTACCTGGTGGACCGCTGGCCGCAGACGCGCGGTGTGCCATGGATGCACACGGTGCTGCGACGGCTGAACGACATGAAGGGCTATGGCGAGGCCGAGATTGTCGCTGCCCGCGCATCCGCCAACATCGTCGGCTTCATCAAGGCCCAGGAGAATCCTGTCCCTGATGCTGTCGTTGCCAATCGTCAGGTGATGGATGCGGAGCCAGGCACCTTCCGTTACCTGGCGCCGGGCGAAGATTTCGTGGGCTTCAATCCGTCGCGGCCGAATGCGGCGCTGGAGCCGTTCATGCGGTTCATGCTGCGCGAGATCTCCGCTGGTATTGGGGTGAGCTACGAATCTCTCTCCCGCGACTATTCGCAGAGCAACTACAGCAGCTCACGCCTGTCGCTGCTGGATGACAGAGATCTGTGGCGACTGCTCCAGGGCTGGCTGATCCGCAATCTCTGCAGCCCGATCAAGCGCGAGTGGCTCAATGCCGCAGTGTTGGCCGGCCAGGTGAACATTCCTGACTTCTACAGCAAGCAGCGTAAATATCAGCGCGAGCGCTGGAAGCCGCGCGGCTGGAGCTGGATTGACCCGACGAAGGAAGTGCTGGCGTACAAGATGGCCGTGCGTTCTGGCTTCATGTCGGCCAGCGATGTGATCGCGCAGACGAACGGCGGCGCCGACATCGAGGATACGTACCGCGCCCGCCGCGCCGAGCTGGATATGGCCGACGACATGGGCCTGGTCTTTGATACTGATCCGGCCAAGGTCGACGAGAAGGACAAGGCCGTGGGCGGCGCCGACGACCCGCAACCCGATCCCCCGGCAGAAGCCGGGGTAGAGGGAGAAGACCCGGCCGCCAGCGAAGACTGACCGCCAGCATCGGAAACAACGAACCCGTCCAGGGCTACCTGGGCGGGTTTTTCTTTTTGGAGTCGTGATGGGAACGAAAACGAGAAAACCGCCCGTGGTCGGCGCGTCGCAGTTGCGGCTGCTGACTCTGCGGGCAGATGGACCCTTGGCAGTGGATATGGAAGCGCGGACCGTGCGCTTCCCCTTCAGCTCGGAGGAGCCCTGCGACATGTGGTACGGCACCGAGATCCTGAGTCATGCCCCCGGCGCCATGCGCACCGGCGTGCGCCAGGGCAGCATGCCGCTCCTCTTCAACCACAACCGCGACGACCTGCTGGGTATCGTGGAATCGCTCGAACTGGGCACGGACCGTCGCGGCTATGTGACGGTTCGCTTCGGCAAGGATGAGCGTGGCGACTGGGCTTTGAACCAGTGCGACGACGGCATCCTGGTCAATGCCTCCTTTCAATACCGCGTCTTCAAATTCGAGGATGACGTGGAGAACGAAATCTATACGGCGACCGACTGGGAACCGTACGAGATCTCGCTGGTAACGGTGCCGGCCGACCCGACTGTGGGTGTCGGTCGCAGTCTCAATGCCAGCGATCCCCGGGCTGCAGCGCAGACCCATCAATCCCAACCGGCCCCGGCCGACAACATGGAGCAACAAGATATGTATAAGCACCGTCACTCCCCGCGCGTTCTGCGCAACCAGGCGGACGATGGCGCGACCGGCGGAGGTGCCGGTGGCGTTGGCGTCGCTAACCCGGTCGACCATAGCGCGGCACGCAGCCAGGGCGCCGAAGAAGAGCGCAAGCGCATCGACGAGATCGACAGTATGTGCCGTCAGCACGGCGTGCCTGATGAGGTCCGCCGTGGCTTGATCCAGAAGGGCGCCTCGATCTCGGAAGCGCGCGGCGCGGTCCTGGATCTGCAGCTCAAGAGCAAGGCCTCCCCGGTGGCCAACATGGGCGACGGCTACTCGCCGGACTTGACCGAGAAGGAAAAGGCTGGCTACTCGATGCTGCGCGCGATCAACGCTGTTCTGTCGAACGACTGGAAGAAGGCAGGCTTCGAACTGGAGGTCTCGACCGATATCAGCAAGCGCATGGGCAAGCCGACCAGCGGTTTCTTCATGCCGACCAACGTTCCCTTCGCGCAGCGTGCCCAGTATGCAGCCGGCGCTGCGGCTACTGGTGGCGTGATGGTTGCCACCAATCTGCTGTCGGGCAGCTTCATCGACATCCTGCGCAACCGCGCCCGTGTCTTCCAGCTCGGTGCCACCATTCTCTCGGGCCTGGTGGGCAACGTGGATATCCCGCGCCAGAACGGTGCCTCCAGTACCTTCTGGGTGACTGAAGGCGGCAACTTGACCGAGTCCGAAGCCACCTTCGACAAGGTCAGCCTGACGCTGAAAAGCCTGGGTACCTATTCGGCCATCACTCGCCAGATGTTGATCCAGGCCACGCCTGACATTGAGATGCTGGCCCGTGCGGACCTGATCGCACAAATGGCGCTGGGTATCGACCTGGCCGCGCTGTCCGGCACCGGTACCGGTGGTATGCCGCTGGGCATTGCCAACATGTCGGGCGTCGGCTCGGTTGTCGGCGGCACCAATGGTGCCCAGCTGACCATCGATCACCTGATCGACATGGAAACCGCCGTTGCCACAGCCAATGCCGATGTCGACTCGATGTCCTATCTGGCCAATGCCAAGTCGGTCGGCTGGCTGAAGAAGCTGAAAGCGACCACCGGCCAGTACCTGTGGACGAACAGCCCTGGTGGCCAGCGTTCGGGCACGCCCGGTGAGATCAACGGTTACCCGGTCGCGCGTTCCAACCAGGTGCGCTCGACGTTGACGAAGGGCACCTCGGCCGGCGTCTGCTCCGAGCTCTTCTTCGGCAACTGGTCCGAGCTGCTGATCGGCGAGTGGGGCGCTCTGGAAATCATGCCCAACCCGTATGACAGCAACGCCTTCAAGCAAGGCGGTGTGCTGCTGCGCGCCATGCAGTCGGTCGATATCGCTGCCCGCCACGCCGCCAGCTTCTCTGTCATGTCCGACGCTCTGCCGCAGTAATCGGCTGAGCTGAGTACCGCCGGCCCAAGCATGGGGTGGCGTCGGTGCAGACGTCTGCACATCCATGAATCTCTGAAAGGAAAGCCAAAATGGCAGCCAAACGTTACATCGTCCGCGAGGGCTTCATCTATCGCACCACGGACGGCAAGGGAAGTGAAAAGGTCTACAGCGAGGGCGACGTCATCACGCTGGAGCAGGAAGTCGGCGATGCTGCGCACCAGCTGGAATATGCGGAAGACAAGGACCGCGCTGCGGCTCTGAAGGTCGAAGAGGCGCGCAGCCGCGCGCTGAAGGTGGAGCTGCCGGCCGCTGCAGCAACCGCCTCGGTGGCGCTGGATCACGAAGCGCTGGCTGCGGCGATCGCCAACGGCATCGCCGCCGCGTTCCAGGCTCAGCAGGATGAGGCCGCCGCGCCAGCCCCCGCTGTCGGAAACGCGGGCGATGCCGGTAAGGCCAGCTGATGAGGCTGGCTGAAGACCTGGCTATGTTCTTCCGGGACTTCGGCGACAACGCTCACTGGCAACCGTCCACGGGCGGCCAGGCACTAGACGTTCTGGTTATCTTCGATAACCCGGATGATCTGGTGCTTGGCGATCAGCTGATTGTGCAGAACACCTCCACCATCATGTATATCACCGGCTCGCTGCCGGGCTTGGCGGAAGAGGAGGTCCTGACGATCAACGGAGTCCAGTGGCGCGTGCAGCAGCCACCGAAGGCAGTCGAAGACGGCAAGCTCACCATCGCACAGATCATCGAGGCCTGACCATGCATATCCGCAAGCAAATCCGCGAGAAGATCTACCAGCTCTTGGAGCCGCATCCTGCCCTGGTCAATCTCTTCGAGGCCAGGACGAAGCCTCTGTCGAATAGAAAGTTGCCCTTCGCCAACGTGATCAACGGGGCCGAGACAGCTGAAGATCTGAGCGACCAGTGGCAGGAGCTGCGTACGGTGATGTTCATGGTGCAGGTCTATGTCCAGGACGGTCATGACGTGGTCGACCGGCTGGATGAGTTGGCGGCGCCCATCGAGGCGCTGCTGGCGGTCGATCAGCGCCTGGGAGGCTTGACGGTGGCATTCCGTTACAAAGGAAGCGATCCGGATTACACCGGGGCCGCTTCCAGCGAAGCGGCAATGCTGACCATGAACTACGAGGCCAAATATATCTGGGAGCCGCAGCCAGTCGCAGATGATCTGACCGTGGTCTCGGTGGAGATCGACATGTCCTCGCCACGCAATGATCCGCCGCTGCCGGCCACGCCGGATGGCCAGATCGACGCATCCGCAAGAATCACCCTTCCTCAATAGGAGCAAAACAATGAAACTGATCTATCCCGTAGAAGGGAGGATCGTGCGCGACCCCGTGACCGGCCGTGAATTGACCAACGCCGGTATCAACGTGGACGAGAACGATTCTTTCTGGCTGCGACGCCTGGCCGATGGCGACGTGACCGAAGAAGAACCGGCGGAAGAAGAAGCTGAAGATGCCGCTGGCCAGAACCAGGCTTCGGCTCAGCATGAAGAAGGAGGTGCATGATGGCCGCTGCCGCTTCCATTTCCTTCAACCAGATTCCGGTCAACTTGCTGACCCCCGGTCAGTATGTCGAGTTCGACAACAGTAAGGCCATCAACGCGCCCGTCAACATGCCGCAGCGCATCCTGCTGATCGCGCAGTCGCTGGCCACTGGCATCGCGCCGGCCAACGCGCCGTATCAGATCAGCTCCAAGGATGGTGGCGTTGCTGCATTCGGACGCGGCTCCATCGGTGCCTCGATGGTGGGCAGCATCTTCGATGTGACCGATACCATCGAGACCTGGGTGGTGGCAGTGCCCGACAACGGTGCCGGCACGGCTGCCTCCGGCACCATCACCATTACCGGCGCGGCTACGCAGGGCGGTACGCTGAATCTGTACATTGGCGAAGACGCGGTGCAGGTCGCGGTTTCTACCACTGACACGCCGACCACCATTGCCGCCGCACTGGCGGCAGCGATCAACGCGATGCCGGACCTGGTTGTGACAGCCTCCAGCAACGTCGGTGTGGTGACCGTCACGGCACGCCACAAAGGTGCCCTGACGAACGATCTCATGATGCAGCTCAACTATTACCCGTTGAGCCAGCAGACGCCGGCAGGTTTGGGTGTGGCACTGGTACAGCTCTCCGGTGGCACGGCAGACCCTAGCATTGCTACCGCGCTGTCCAACATCGGTGCCACGCAGTACAACAACATCATCATGTGCTTCAACGATGCCCCCAATATGGCATTGATGGAGAACGAACTGAATAACCGCTGGGGCCCGCTGCTGCAGAACGACGGCCAGTGCCATAACGGTCTGCGCGGTACGGTGGGCTCGCTCAATGCGGCATTGAGTGCGCGTAACAACTCGCACATCGCCACCTGGACTTGCGAGACTGGTGGTGAACCAGGTCCGGTATGGGAGAAGGCAGCACTGGCTGGCGCGCTGGCGGCGTACTACCTGGGCATTGACCCGGCCCGCCCGCTGCAGACGCTGGCTTTGCCGAACCGTCTGCCGGCACCGGCAAACAAGCGCTTCACCCGCGCCGAGCGCAATAACATTTTGTCGTACGGCGGTGCCACCACGGTGGTCGACAATGGCGGCAATGTGGTGATCGAGCGCGCGGTGACGAACTACAAGACCAATGCGGCCGGCCTGGTAGATCCGAGCTATCGCGACGTGGAGACGATGTACACCCTGTCGCTGATGCGCTACCAGGTTCGGGCACGTATCGCGCAGCGCTTCCCGCGCTACAAGCTGGCCAACGATGGCACGCAGGCAGCGCCGGGCCAGGCGCTGGTGACGCCGCAGGACATCCGTGCCGAGCTGATCGCTCTCGCGCTGGATTGGGTGGACGCTGGGCTGATGGAAGACATCGATCAGTTCAAATCTGACTTGCTGGTGGCACGCAACGCGGCCGACGTGAACCGCGTCGACGTGCGCCTGCCGCCCAACCTGGTCAATCAGTTCCGCATCTTTGCGGCGCAGATTCAGTTCCGTCTGTAACAGGAGAGAAACATGGCAGATCTGTATTTCGGACGCGCATTCATCCGCGTCAATGGCGAGAGCATCGCCAGTCTGCCCGGCACGGCAAAGATCAACCCCGGCGGGGTTGAGCGCACGCCCGTGACCGGGGACTTTGGTTATCTCGGCTGGACCGAGAAGCCGGTGCATAGCGAGATCGAATTCGATATCGCTGTCAGTGGCAAGACCGACATTGCTGCCATCAATGCCATTCAGAATGGTACGGTGGTCTTCAAATGCGATTCCGGGCAGCAGTACATTCAGCGTGGTGCCAGCCTCGCTACGCCGATTGGCCCGCAAGCTGGTGACGGCAAGGCATCGCTCAAATTCATCGGCGCACCTGCGGAGCAAGCATGAGTTACGATCAATTCTACGAACCCCAACTGAACGGACCGACCGCCGTCCCTGTGCAGACGTCTGCACCATCGCCCACTCTGCCGCCCAACATGGGAACGCCGGTAGCCGCTCCGGTGGGCGACGGTGCCGCTCCGGTCCCGGCTGCCGGCATCAAGGTGGCGCTGGAAGACCGCTATGACCTGGCGTTCCCGATCAAGGCGGCGGACGGCTCCGACATTACCTTCCTGAAACTGCGCCGGCTGAAGGGGAAAGAGATGAAGGGCATCGATCCCACGCCGTCGGACGGTAAGTTCGGCGGTATGCTGAAGTTCGTCGCGGAGATGAATGGCTTGCCGGCGGAGACGCTCGATGAGCTGGATGCATTCGATGTGATCGAGCTGGTGGGGAAGGTGACGCCTTTTTTGGGACGTGGCACTGGCGTGACGCCATCGGCCTGATCGCGCACTTCTACCACTTTCCGCCGAGCGAGATGTGGGAAATGGATAGCTGGGAGTTGGACTTCTGGGCCAATGAGGCCAGTGAGGTGATCAAGGCGCAACAGCGGCTGCAAGGTTCATCTTGACGGTCGGGGGAGCTTTGCTAGAATGGGCGCATGGATGACTCCACTCAATCTCCCAAAGCGAAGCCGGACCTCAAGACGGGCCTGATCGGCCTTTTGGCCTTCGGTGCTGGTGGCATTGCTCTTGTTCCGGCAGTGCTCGGTCTGATCCTGATTGCCAGTATCGCCTGGATCGGCCTGCGCTTTGTGATCGGCCTCTTCGGCATCCTCTTCTCCTAACGTAACGCAACTTTGACAAGCCCCGCCTGGGAAACCTGGCGGGGCTTTTCTTTTGCCCGGGAGATTCGTATGGGAACTCAACAAACAAAATCCGAGCTGGTGATCTCGGCCATCGACAAGGCGTCGGCCACGTTGAACGAGATCGGCACCAAGCTCGAGGGATTGATCAAGCCTGCCGGTGATCTGCATGCATCGCTGGGCAAGCTGTATGACGCCACTGGTCTTGGCAAAGTGAAATCGGCGGTCGGGGCGCTGTCCAAGTCGCTGGTAGGGCTGGCCGTCACCACGGTGGGCATCGGCGGCGTGTATGCCGGTACGGTCGGCGAGATCCTGCACTTCGGTATCGCTGCCGCCGAGGCCGCTGATAGCGTCGGAGATCTGGCTGAGAAATACCAGATCAACGCACAGAAGCTGCAGGTCTTCGGTGAGCTGGTAAAGGAGGACGGCGGCACCATGGAAGATGCCGCTTCTGCCATGGGTAAGCTGAAGAAGGCCATGGGCCTGGCCCTGGCCGGTGGGAAGGAACAGCAGCAGGCATTTGCCGGCGTCGGGATTTCGATGGCCCAGCTCAAGGGCCTGAAGCCCGAAGAGGTGATTGAGCGCATGGCCGATGCCTTCAAGGGCTCCAACAAGGACATCGCGAAGCAAGCCGTGCTGCTGGAGCTGATGGGCAAGAGCGGCGAGATCATGATGGGCACCATGAACCGTGGTGCTGATGGTATCCGCGAGAAGTATGAGCAGATGACGGCGGACGGTCGGATCTTTACCGACGACCAGCTGCAGCAGGCCGACTCCTTTGACAAGATGTGGAAGCGGCTGCAAGGCACCTTCGAGGGCATCAAGAACTTCCTCGGCCTGAAGCTGGCCGAAAAGATCCAGCCCATGTTTGAGAACATCCAGAAATGGACCGTCGCCAACCGCGGCTTGATCGAGAGCAAATTCGACGCGTTCCTGGAGAAGCTGCCAGCCATCATCGATATCGGTGTGCAGTTGTTCCAAGGGCTATGGCAAGTGGCGCAGAAAGTGGGCTCCGTTTTCAAGGCCATGAATAGCGCCTTCGGCCCGACGGTGTCCACGCTCATCATGCTGGGCGGCCTGATGTCGCCGGTGCTGCTGGCCTTCGGGCAGCTGGGCTGGGCGCTCGGGGTGGCGACGGTGAAGCTGAGCGTCTTCGCCTGGACTATGTTGCCGGCAGCGATGAGCGGCCTGCAGGCACTGTGGGGTGTGATGTTGGCCAATCCCATCGGTCTGCTGATCGCTGGCGTGGTGGCCTTCGGCGTGATCATCTATAAAAACTGGGACAACATCGTTTCTTACGTCGGCGGTGCCTGGGATCGGATCAAGAGCGTTTTTGATGTCGGGTTCTTCGACGGCATGATCCAGGTATGGCTGGAGAGCTGGCAGGGCCTTGCCAACGGCATCCTTGGGATCATCAAGACGATCCTTCCGGACAAACTGATGCCGGACGCGATGAAGGATTTCAAGTTCTCGTTTGCCACCGACCGTGCCAACAACCTCACTGCAGCAAAAGCCGCCAGCGCGGGTAAAACCGAAGTCGGCGGCACGCTGAAGATCCAGGTGGAAGGTGCGGGCGCGAAGGTGACGGAGCTGACACGCGCCGGCAATGCGATGGACATTGATGTCACGGCCGGTCTGGCCATGATGTAAAGGAGAGACGCATGGCATGGCGAGACAACCTGCGTCAAGCGAGCTTCCGTGGCGTGAAATTCAACGTCGATAGCTCCGGCCTGAGCATCGGCCGGCGCATTGCCCGGCATGAGTATCCGCAGCGTGATATTCCCTATCCCGAGGATATGGGCCGTCGAGCGCGTGAGTATAAGGTCGAGGCTTTTGTCCTTGGCGACCCGGCTGGCGACAACGACTACATGGTGCCACGCGATGCGCTGATCGAAGCCATCGAGAAGGCTGGCCCTGGCCAGCTGGTCCATCCTTACTACGGCACGGTCGCGGTGACTGTGTTCGGCGAGGTGACGCTTTCTGAATCCACCCGCGAGGGTGGCATGGCGAAGTTCACCATCACCTTCCTGGAGGCCGGCAAGCAGGAGGAGCCCAAGACATCGGACGATACCGAGGCGAAGTTGGCTGAGCAGAAGGGGGCCTGCGACGCCTCCTTCGCAAAGGACTTCTCGGAGAAGTTTTCGGTCGATGGCCTGCCCGACTTCGCGGTCGATGATGCGCTCGAACAGGTGGATGATCTCACGGCATTACCAGATCTCGATCTCGGGTCGCTGGATTGGATCAGGGCTGATCCCACGTCGGTACTCACGGGGCTGCTACCGGAGAACCTGCGTAATAGCCTGGACGCGCCGCTGGCCTTGGCCCAGGGCGTGCTGGGCCTGATTAGCGGGGCACAAAGGTGGCTGTCACTTTTCACCTTTTCGGAAGGGCTGGCCGACTCGGCCTCGGCGGTCACAGCCACCACGGCCTCACGGGTCGCGATGGTGAACAATCAGACGGCCTTCAGTGACCTGGTGCGTGGTGGGGCAACATCTAATCGCATCTATGAGCTGGCCACCACACAGCCGTCCACGAGCGTCGAGGCGCACGCCCTGCGCTGGGAGATCGTCCAGCGCGCGGACGCCATTTTATTTTCTGACAAGGTCAGCCAGGGCACCAGCCAAGCGGTGGTACAGCTGCGCACGGTGGCACTCCAGCACCTCGCCAGCAACACGGTGGCGCTGCCAAGTCTCGTATCCGTGACGCAGCAGCAGGTGCGGCCGGCGGTCGTGCTGGCCCATGACTTCTACGGGGATGCGTGGTATGCGCAGGGCAGGGCGGATGACCTGGTGAGTCGCAACTCGGTCGCGCATCCTGGCTTCGTTCCTGCAGGCCAGCCCCTTCAATTTGTTTCGGAGTGACGATGGCGGATTCGAACTTGCTCACCCTGCGGGTGGGCGGCCAGATCTATGGCGGTTGGAAGGCTGTCTCGGTGCGGACCAGCATCGAGCAGCTGGCCGGTAACTTTGAGCTGGCGCTTACCGAGCGCTGGCCAGAACAGCCGGTGGACTGGGTGATCGCGCCAGGAGAACTTTGCGAGATCCTGATCGGGGACGACGTGGTGATCACCGGGTATGTCGATGTGGTGGCGGTGACCTATGACCAGAATAGCCATGAGATCAAGGTGACCGGTCGAGACAAGGCTGGCGACCTGGTGGATTGCTCGGCGCCGACCACATCATTCGCTGGCCAGACGTTGGAGCAGATTGCCGAGGCGCTCTGCAAGCCTTTCGGTATCACTGTTTTCGATGAAACCGTGAACGGCAAGAGGCTCTCCACCAAGCAGAAAAAAGCCGGGAAGAAGGGAACACCGCCGAAGAAGACCCGCGTCAGCGGCAAGGTGCCGCGCCAATCCTGCCAGGCTGGCGAGACCGTCTTCCGAACCCTGGACAAGCTGGCCAGGGGCGAGGGCGTGTTGTTCGTATCCGACCGAGAAGGCGGCCTGGTCATCACGCGGGCAGGCTTGGGTGGTGATTGCGAGACGGTTCTGCAGCACGGCAAGAACATCCTGCAGGCCTCTTTCGAGAACAGCCATGCCGCGCTCTTCAGTGAAATCACGGTCCAAGGCCAGACCGGCGCGCCCGGTGCGGACCGGTTCGATGTCGTGCATTCCGCGCCGAAGGGCATGATCAAGCGGGCGCCTTCCAGCAAAACCGGAAACAGCCAGATCGGCCGATATCGTCCGCTGATCATTGTGGCTGAGACGCAGGCCGATGCCGCACGGTGCCAGAAGCGCGCTGAGTGGGAAGCCTCCAATCGGGAGGCGAAGGCGCGCAAGGTGACCGTGACGGTGCAGGGTTGGCGGGAGGAGGCAACCGGCGAGCTGTGGGAAATCAACAAGATGGTCCGGATTCGCTGTCCCTGGATGCGCCTGGATGACTGGTGGTTGATCTCCTCGGCCGCGTTCAAGCTCGACGAAGGTGGTTCTACGACGGTGCTGCAGCTGGTGTCGCGCAACGCGTTCGACCAATTGCCCGAGATCCCGGAACCCTCCGGTGTGGCGGGCGCAGGTCGATTCAACGTATTGGGGAAATGATGGATATCTTGGCATTGGTCAGAGAAGCAACTGCTGACATGAAGGGAAAGATCAACCTCATGCTGGGTCGGGGCATCGTCAGCAAGGTCACCGATGGGGGCGCGATTCAGCTCATCCGCGGCAAGTTGATGGATGGTGAGGATTACGACCAGATGGAGAATCTGCAGCCATATGGTTTTACCTCGGTACCGAAGGCGGGAGCGGAGCTGCTCTCCACCTTTATCGGTGGTAACCGAGATCATCCAGTCATCGTAGTAGTCGGTGACCGCCGATATCGCCTGCGCGGACTGCAGGATGGAGAGATGGCGATCTACGACGACCAGGGGCAAAAGGTCCATCTCACTCGCGCTGGCATCGTGATTGATGGTGGAAATAAGCCGATCACCATCCAGAACACGCCTGAGATCGACATGAACACGCCGCTGGTCAAGATGGCCGGAGATCTCAAGGTGACCGGCAGCGTCTCTGCCGACGGTGATATCAGCGATCACGGAAACAAGAAGATGTCCTCGATGCGCGCCGTCTACAACAACCACGACCACAGCAACCCGGAAGGTGGTCGGGTCGGGAAGGATCAGGGCCAAATGTAATGGACATCGAGATCTTTTGGGACGCCGCCAATCATCGCGGCGACATCGCTTTGCTCAATGGCGACCTGGCCACGGATCACGACATCAAGACAGCAATCCTGATCTCGCTCTTCAGCGACCGGCGTGCAGAGGACGACGACCCCTTGCCCGATGCCAGCTCGTCGAAGCGCGGCTGGTGGGGGGACGCCCTCGGCGGTGCCGGCGAAGGCCGGCGGATTGGATCGCGCCTCTGGCTGCTGGCGCGGGAAAAGCAGCTGGCCGAGGTGGTAGCGAAGGCGAGGGAATACGGGCAGGAGGCACTGCTCTGGCTCGTCCAGGATGGTGTCGTCGATTCTGTCCAGGTCGATGCGCAGATCGTGCGCCAGGGCTGGCTTGGGCTTGGCGTCACGGTCACCCGGCCGAAGAAGGCGCCGGCCAAGTATCGCTTCGACTTCGCCTGGTCGAATATCAATCAAGGGAGGATGTAATGCCATTTGACAGGCCAAATCTGAGAGAGCTGGTAACGCGAGCGCTTGCCGATATCAACGGCCGGCTCACCGGCGCCGAGGCCAGGCTTTCGGTAGCCACGCTCAATGTGCTGGCCGTGGTGCAATCCGGTGCGGTCGACGGGCTGCACGGCCATCTCGACTGGCTCGCAGATCAGTTGATGATCGACCGCTGTGATGAGGATCACCTCGCACGATACGCCAGCATCTGGAAGGTACCGAGAAAAGCGGCGGCACCGTCCGCCGGCTTCGCCGCAGTAAATGCCTTTGCAGCGCTGACGGTCGATGCGGGAACGTTGATTCAGCGTCAGGACGGTGTGCAGTACAAAACCACCGCCGCGACCAATCTTGCCGTGGGCGCAGGTGCGCTGCCAGTCGTCGCCGTGGTTGCAGGTACCACAGGCAATGCCGCTGCCGGCATCGCGCTCAATCTGGTCACGCCCATCGATGGCCTTGATAGCAGCATGACGGTGGGGCCTGCTGGTATTACCGACGGTGCGGAACAAGAGACTGTTGATGCGTGGCGCGCCCGGCTGCTGGAGCGTATCCAGGAGCCGCCCAACGGTGGCACCAAGTCGGACTACGCGGCTTGGGCCCTGGAGGTGCAGGGCGTGACGCGGGCATGGGTCTACCCGAACGAGATGGGTGCAGGAACAGTGACTGTCCGTTTTATGCGGGACAACGATACCAACCCTATTCCTGACGCTGCAGCAGTCTCGGCGGTGGCGGCCCATCTTGAAACCCTGAGACCGGTCACGGCGGAGTTGATCGTGACTGCACCTACTGCTGCACCAATCAATTTCCAATTCGCCCAGCTGAACCCTAATACGTCGGCCACCCGCGAAGCGATCAAGGCGGAATTGGCCGACCTCTTGCGAAGGGAGGCTATACCTGGGGGCACCATCAAGCTGTCGCATATCCGAGCAGCAATCAGCGCAGCGGCAGGAGAGGACGATTATGTGCTGACTGCGCCGGCGGCCAACGTCGTCAACCCAGTTGGAAGCATCAGCACCCTGGGAGGTTTCCTATGGCCCTGACCGCTGAGCAGTATCAGTCCCAGCTCCTGGAGCTCCTGCCTCTCGGCGCAGTGTGGCCACGCGATCTGGATACTGGGCTGGCGAAGCTCCTCTTGGCCAAGGCGGATGAATTCGCCAGGGTGGATGGACGGGCCGACCAGTTGATCGAGGAGGCAGACCCTCGGACCACCTCGGAGATGCTGTCCGACTGGGAGCGCGTGGTAGGCCTGCCGGACGAATGCATGGATCTGGCCCCGACCCCTGATGAGCGGAGGCAGCGGCTACATCAGAAGCTGGCATGGCAGGGCGGTCAATCGATGAGCTTCTTCATCAACCTGTTGGAGGTGCTGGGCTATCCCGGCTGCACGATCAGTGAATTTCGACCGTTCCGGGCAAATTCGAAGTGCAATGCCTCCCTCAATCAGGGCGGGTGGCGATACGCCTGGCGTATCAACGTTCCTGGTAGCGTCACCATCCGCAACATGACTGCGACCAGCCCCTGCAACGTGCCGATTCGTCGGTGGGGCGATTCGTCGCTGGCCTGCATTCTTGCGCGCTATCGGCCCGCGCATACCGTTTTGTACATCTCATATGGAGCTGCAGCATGAAGAGAATTTCCACGGCTACGAAGGTGGTCGACAAGTTTGGTGCCGGCAAGCCTGGCTTCACCAATGGCAACGCTGTTACAGGCCTCGCATCTACCGATTTGGAGGCGGACTGGTTTGACCATCTTCAGGAGGAGGTTGCGAATGTAGTCGAGGCCGATGGACAGGTGCCGGACGGTAGCTCTTATACCCAGTTGCTGACGGCCCTGCAGAGCATGTTCGGTGGAGGAGTTGGTGATGCGGTAAATATGAGGGCGACCATCTCGTCGGGTGCAACCATCGCTACCTGGACAGCTGATGAGGTCGTCGTGAAGTCGGCATTAGGCGGGCGGCCTCATTCGCTGACAAATTTTAATCAGTCGCTCAATACCGGCGTGGTCGGGGCTGGCGGTATGGACGTCGGGACCGCCCCGGCATCAGGCTTTCTAGCCGCATATGCGATTTACAACCCGACGGCGAAGTTGGCGCGGTGCTTGGGGCAGTCTGTGGGTGCTGCGGCTCCTACCCAAGTTTATTCGGGAGCCAACATGCCGGCGGGCTTCACCGAGAGTGCCCTGATTAGTATCGTCCCGACTGATCCAGCCAGTAAATTTAAACTCTGTGTGCAGCGGCGTAGAAGGATTTCCTTCCCGGTGATCAACGTATTAAACGCCGGTACTGCGACGGCTTACACGGGGGTGTCGCTGAGCCCTGCGGTACCCAAGGGTGCGGTACGGGTTGCGGGCAACGTTACGCCCGTGACCACGGTGGGTGGAAATGGTGTTTTTATTGCAGCTGATGCGAGTGGAACAGGGATGTGCGCAATCGTGAATCCGGTTGCTGGTGGCCCGGGCTCTGCGGCTCCTTATGCGCTCGATCTGGCTGTTGATCAACTTCTCTATTACCTCAATACGGCGAGTGGCAGCGCCGTAATCACTGTAACTTCATACGAGATTTAACTATGCAACTGTTCGCCATCATTAATGCACAGGGAGTGCTGAGCTATATCGGCATTGAGGCCGAGACGGATGCGGCTTTCACTTCGATACCTGTTGATTCGGATTTCAACTACGAAGCGGGGAAATGGCGCTTCGCTGATGGGCAATGGCAGGAGGTCGAAGCAAGCGATCCACTTCCGTGACATGAGTTTGCAGCGATCCCGTGCAGACGTCTGCACATGACACACAGCCGCCACCGTGCGGCTATTTTTTTATCCATCGGGGACATACATGCCAGAACCAACAACAGGGGCAGTGATCGGCGCCGGCTCAGGGGCGTTTGCCGTCGGCACCATCACCATTACAGGGTCATTCCTGGGACTGCAGTACGAGATGCTGCTGGCAGGGCTGGCCGGTGGCCTGGCCATGCTCTCCAGCCTGCCTTCAGTATCTCGCCCTCGGGCGGTCATGATCCTGATCACCAGCGCACTCATGGGAGGCTACGTCGGCCCCATGCTGCACGCCTGGGCGATCCAGTCGGATGCGTTCGCCTGGTCCGGGAAATATTCCGAGGCCACGCGCCTCTGCAGCGGCTTCCTGATCGGGGCAAGTTCGCAGACGGTCATTCCGCTGGCACTGGGGTGGATGCGTACCAAATTCGGAGGGGGCAACATCAACCAGGAGCCATCCAAATGATCAAGATCCTGCTCGCAACCGACTATCTGCTGGTCGTCAACTTGCTGGCCAGCCTCGCGCTCTTCCTCCATTGCGTCTTCGCGCTGAACCGTATGAACCACCGCAGCAATCATCTGGTGCGTGCGTGGTACGTCATTTCGGCGTTGGGTGCGTTTGGAGTGATCACAGGGCCTGTGTATGGCTACATCAGCCCGCAGCCGGCCGAGGTGATCTCGAACGTCGGGGTGGCCGGCCTGCTGGCCGGTGGGTGGCTCTACCGCAACCGTCGTGCAACCGATATAGGAGAGCCGAGATGATTCTCACGCTTGCCCAGCTCCAGCGCATCATGCCCGCTTCTACGCGGGCATCGTTGTTTTTGGAGCCCCTCAATGCAGCCATGCAGGAGTTCGGGATTGATACGCGCCTGCGCATGGCGGCCTTCCTCGCGCAGATCGGTCATGAATCGGGGCAATTCCGGTTCATGGAGGAACTGGCCAGCGGTGCTGCCTATGACAATCGCGCGGACCTCGGTAACACCAATCCGGAGGCGATCCGGATAGCGGCTGCCCACGGCTCGACGCCCGGCCGGTTCTGGAAAGGGCATGGCCCGATCCAGATCACCGGCTACCTCAACCATCTGGCCGCGATGCTGGCGCTGCACGTGGATTGCGTGGAGCAGCCGCGTCTGCTGTGCGAGCCGGTCCACGGGTGCCGTGCTGCCGGCTGGTTCTGGTCGGTCAATGGCCTGGCCAGTTGGGCGGATGCTGGTGACATCGATGGCGTGAGCGACCTGGTCAACCGGGGCAAGAAGACGGTGGCCATCGGTGACGCCAATGGTTTTGCGGAGCGTAAGGCCATCTATGAGCGTGCGCTGGAGGTGATCCCATGACCCGAATTCAGAGCTTCGGCGCTGTCGTGCTCGCCCTCTGCCTGGGCCTGATTGGCGGCTACCTATGGGGTGGCCACCGCCAGGCGCTGATCGACGAGGGCAGGGCGGCTGAGGTCAGTGAGCAGCATGCGCTTGCCTTGGCCAACGCCGCCGAACGATACCGAGAGGCCGAGCGTGGCGGCCAGGCGGCCGTAGCTGCCATAACGGCGGCCGCTCAACAGGAGAAAGACAATGCAAAGAAGCAAATGGATGTTTTGCGCGGTGAGCTGCGCACTGGCGCTGTGCGCCTGTCAGTCGCCGTCGACGCGGCTAGTGCAGCCGCCGCTGCCCAAGCTGCCGCCGCTGGGGATCGAGAAGCGCGAGCCGACCTTCTGCCAGCGGCTGCTGGGCGAATTCTCGATTTCGCCCTCGAAGGCGATGACATCGTGCGGGATCTCAACGCCTGCATCGACAAGTACCACCGCGCAGAGCAAGTGATTAACGAAGCAGGACAGCAGTAAGAGTAGAGCGCCCGGCCGGTTGTTGGAGCAACCGGACCGGGCCTCAATCCACTGAGTTAGCAGTGAATCAAGCAAGGCCCTACCAGCCTCGCGAGGCGGGCAGGAGTCTACCACAACAAGAAAGGTTCACCGTGGCAATACCATCTCCCATCATCCCTTGGCTCGGCGGCAAGCGTCGCCTCGCCGACATCATCATCCCCCGTTTCCCCGTCCATACCTGCTATGTCGAAGTGTTTGCCGGCGGTGCAGCGCTGTACTTCCTGCGTTCGCCGGCAAAGGTCGAAGTGATCAACGATGTTAATGGCGATGTGGTCAATTTGTACCGCGTCGTCCAGAACCACCTGGAGGAGTTCGTTCGCCAGTTCAAGTGGTCCCTGTCCAGCCGGGAGATTTTCAAGTGGCTGCAGGACACTCCGCCAGAGACCCTGACCGACATTCAGCGTGCAGCCCGGTTCTTCTACCTGCAGCAGCATTGCTTCGGCGGCAAGGTTGAGGGGCAAACCTGGGGCACGGCCACGACGGCACCTCCCGTCAACCTGCTCCGGATCGAGGAGATGCTCTCGGCTGCGCACTTGCGCCCGGCTGCTGCGCAGATTGAGCGGCTCGACTGGGTAAAGTGCGTTGATCGCTATGACCGGCCGCATGCGTTCTTCTACATGGACCCGCCATATCTGGAGACGGAAGGCTATGGGGTGCCATTCCCGGTGGGCGAGTACGAGAAAATGGCGTGCATAATGCGGTCGCTGCAGGGCAAGGCTATCGTCAGTATCAACGATCACCCGATGATCCGAGAGATTTTCTCGGGCTTCCAGTTGGAGGAGCTGACCATTGACTATACGGTCGGTGGAGGCGGTAAGGCGGCCCGGCGAGGTGAGTTGTTGATTTATAGCTGGGATCGGGAGCAAGAGCCGGTCGGACTGTTTTAGGCTGAAGAGGATAATGAAAAAATGATAATGACAAATAAATCCGGCCTTGCCAGAGATTGATGTTTACAACTTGTATTGACATTCCTTTGAGGACCGCTTGTAATGTCAGAAGAGGACCAGTGTTTGCGCCACTGGTCCTCTATTAGATGATCAAGTTGCTGTGGTTAAGATCATCAATATTGCTTGGCTAAGCATCAATTGCAGGATTGGAGCAGGGATTTCAAACTCCAATCCTGCATCCCTAAAAGTCACTTTGACTTTCATAGATACACCTCCGTAAAAGCGTCGGAACCTCGCGAAGCCCCGCCATTCGGGGTCGCTGATTGTCGACAGCTCCTATCTTAGCTCGAGTCAGTGTGAGCAGAGTATTCAAGAGACTTCTCCTGCTTGTCGGTTTATAAGTCCTCCTAATATTTTCTTGCGCTTTTCTTCCCAAATTCTTAACCAGTTTGCGATGTGCGATTCCGCGTAGCCCCGCGCTAGGACTGGGTTCTGGAAGGAATGAACAATTTTTTATCTTTTTTTTGTAGCTTTGTCGCATTCTTGCTACAAGTGCGGCGCCTATGCTTGCTTATGAATTTTCGCCTAAAGATTTCTGCTGTGGTCTTGTCAAGCGCGACTAGCACAAGCAGATGGCGATAGTGAGGCGGTCGCTGCAGGAGCAGGCGGTTCGGCTCGGCGAGCTTTGTTTTGCACCTGGGATCTTGGAAAGAATCTACTGAGCTGTTTCAAGTTGGAAAGGAGGAGCTGTGCAGACGTCTGCACGGTCTCTCTTTTTTGCTTAAAATACTGTGTATATATACAGTATTTTAAAAAGCACAATGCCTATCAGTCTCGATCAAATGGACCCGCATCCGCAGCCGGACGATATTGGCCTTCCGCAGCCGGAAAGGCCTGGCCATGGTCAGGGTTCAATGGGGCGTCCGCCTCGGCGAGGGATACTGGTTAGCGTTAGGCGACTTAAGCACCAGGGTGTAAACCTGTCTCCTGATGAGAGGAAGCGCACTCAGGCGGTGGTAGGGGAATTGAAGATCCGCCAGGTGAGCGAGCGGAGGTCGGAATATCGATCCATAGCTGAAGTGCTGGACTTCGATGGTAGCGACAGCCAGCAGCTTCGATATTTCCCGAGGAGGCTCCTGGTACTACTGAACCCAGAAATCCTCTGGGTCGATGAGCGAGGGATGCTGGTCTATGGGATAGAGCGAGTAGGAGGCATCGACAGCGCAATGGTTTCCTACTGGCAGACGTGGCAAGTTGTGTTCGGCGTCGCTCAGCCGGTGCCCCCGTTTTGA